TCATCGCCGCCCCCGCTTCCAATCGTCGAGCCGAGCGTAGATCGTGACCGCGATCCCCCCGACAGCGACGGCGATGAACACCCAGCGCAGGGTGTCGAGATACGGCACTAGCGGCAGGATTGCGGATTGGGTCTCCGCCAGGACGCTCTGCGCGACCTCGACCCCAGCTGCGCCCAGCGTCGCCATGCCAGCCGCCCCTCCACCCTTCATGGTGCGGCTGTCGGCCAGCACTTCGCGCGCGGGCGGCGTTTCGGCTGCAAATGCGGTCGCCCGGACCGGGAACCGCTCGCCCCACTGGCGCGGGGGGCCGAGGTCGACGTGCATGAAGCCCGAGCGCGGGTAGAAGCCGAAGCCGAGGAACCCGACCGCCCGTGCCGCTGCCTCGAACGCCACCGGGTCGTGGTTCGCCATCGCGATGTCGAAGGCGGCGCCGTCGAGGTGCTTGGAGCGGGTCGCGCCACCGACGGCGCGGTTGTGCTCTGGGCTGCGATACGCGGAGCGGACGATCATCGGCTTGCCCAGCCGGTCACGCAACGCCTGCAGCTTGTCGAGCGCAGCTTCGTTGACCAGCAGCTTGCCGGTGCCCCGGCAGGCGATTTCGGCCGGGCTGAAATTCGGCCAGCGCCAGGTGCCCGCAGGCACATCGCGCCAATGGCGGTGGAAGGTCGTGGTCATGGGGGTCCTCCAAAATGAAAAACCCGCCTCAAAGGGCGGGTGCGGTCGGTCGAACGGGGCGGATGGCGCATGGTCTACGGGCTGCCGCCGAAGATCTTCAGCTTGATGGCGATGCCGGCGAGCAGCGCCAGCATCACGCCTGTGGTGATTATGCGGACGGCGGTCTGCATCGCGGTGCGGCGCACCAACCGGATGCAATCCACGAGGGAGCGCAGATCGCGGATGTCGAGCGCGGCCTCGTCGCCGTCGAGGCCGACGTCGGCCAGCGCGCGTTTCGCGCCTTCCTCGGCCGCGCGGGCCAGGATGGCCTCGAACTCGGCGTCTGGCATGCGCACGAAGCCCTCGGATCGGGGTGGGTTCATCAGATCCTCCTTCCGCCGCTCAGCCGACCTTGCAGCCCCAGAAGGACGTGTGATCGGCCGCGAAGTAGCCGTCCGCGACCCGGAAATACCCCTGCAGCTCGACGGTATCGCCGGCTGTGAGCGGCACCATGGTCTGCAGCCAGATCGCGGTGGCGAGTGAGACGTGGGTGGCGGAGATTTCGCCGAGGGAGCCGCGGATTTCGGTGGTGCCGTTCAGGACGAGCCGCCCACTCATCCGCGCCGTGGTGCTGGCATTAATCTTGTAGAGCAGCGTCGCGCCGAAGAGGTAAGTGCCGTCCACGGGCGCCACGAAATGGTTGTTCGCGGCGTCGAACGCGCCCTGATCGTTGTAGTCGGTGTTGTTGAGGCCGATCTTCGTCCAGGTCCCGACGCCGACGTAGTTGTCGTAGTTGGTATACGCCTTGAACCGGGGCAGCCGGGGCTGGTCGACGATGCCGGTGGCGTTGTCGACGCTGAGCCCGTCAAAAAAGGTGCTGCCGTCGGCGGAGACCGCGAGGCGAAAGCGGTCAGAGCCGAAGAGCCCCACCAGCGCCTTGGTCACGAAGCCGGTCTGCAGGGTCAGCCCAAGATCGTCGCCTGCCGCCTCCTTGTTCATGGTGTAGAACAGATCGCCGGTGCCGCCCTCGGCCACGGTCTTCGCCGTCCAGAGCGCGGCGTTGAGCTTGGCCGAGAACGGGTTCGAGGCATCCGCTGTCGTGCCGACACCCAGCAGCGCCATGTTCTGCAGCGCCGTTGGCGTCGTTCCAATCCAGGCTGCACCCTCGTAGACGAGCAGCAGGCCCTCGTCCTCGACCCACGCCCGCCAGCCGGTGCGCGGCGGAAGTCGCAGCCAGGCGCCATCGGTCCAGAGCGCGACGTTCAGATCCCAGCCCGCCCAGTCGCCGGTGGCGCCCGAGGCGACGATATAGCGGCCGCCATCGGCGGGGCTACCGGGCGGTGCCGTCAGGTCCCGGTCGAGCACCGAGAGCTGGACGAGCCCGTCGAGCAGCCGCAGCGCCTCGTTGTGGGTGACATGCTTCTGGGCCTGCGCCGCCAGGATGTAGGGCAGCAGGAGATGGGTCGTGGCGTCGGACATGGGGGCCTCAGAGTATCAGCGTGACAGATTTCGGCGCGCCCCGCCCCACGAGGGCGGAGAGCTGGAAGATGCGGATGTCGAGTGTGTCGCCGGGGCCAAGCGGCGCGCCCCAGTCGGCGGTCTGCTGGGCGGCCGTGTAGACCGCGCTGGTGGTGGCCGTGCTCAGCACGCGCTTCACAGTAGGGCCGTCGAGGATCTCGACCTCGTAGGCTTCCAGTTCCTCGCCGAGCGGCACCTCGAGCCCGCTCCAGCTGTCGGCGGAAAGCGTGCGGGATCGGCGCGTCCAGCGGATGGTCAGATCGCCGGGCGCGCGCGGCCTGCGCCACGGCTGCTCGACATGGGCGACCGAGAACGGCCGCAGCCCGACGCCCGCGGGCGTGAAGGCTTGCGCCACATAGGTCTCGTCGCTGACCGGGCGGCTCGCGGGGCCGATGCGCCAGTTCCACGGGATGCCGAGATCGGCCTCGGCGATCGGCAGGGACGCCAGCGCGGTGTCCAGCACGACGACCCGCGCGCCCGCATGTGCCGGGTTGCCCATGGCGCTTTCGGTGCCGCGCTGGCCGCGCAGCAAGCGGGTCAGACGATACCGACCCGGTGCCTGCAGTTCCGCCGAACGAGCCTGCACGATCTCCCAGACGCCCGACGCGCTCTCGATGGCCAGCGCGTTCGCCCCGCCGAACAGCGCCAGGTCGGTGACGCTCTCCAGCGTGCCGGTCAGCAGGTCGACGACCAGCGTATTGCCGAGGTCGAAGCGCGATGTCGGCCCCGCGAAGAAGTCCGAGACCAGCGCCCCGATCCGGGCGCGACTGCCGAACGTGGTCAGCAGTTCGAAGCCATCGGTCGAGGGGCTGCGGAACACCGCCATCTCGCCCGGCCACGGCATGGCATGCGCCGCGACAAACGGCCGATGCGCAGGCTGGTCCTCGGTCAGCTGCGGCAGGTCCATCAGCACCGCGTCCGGCGCGCCGAACACCACAGCCCGCGTCAGCGACGCCGCGCGGGGATCGCCGGGCGGCAGGTCGTAGGTCGCCCGGTCCTGGCGGACCGCCTCGATGCCCCGCGCCTCGGCATCGGCGATGGAAACGAGCCGCAGATCGACCAGCCGCCCGTCATGCTCCAGTTGGAGCGCGTCGGCCGGATCGAGCGCGAGCCGCGAGGGCGGCAGACGGAACGCCGCCGTCTCGCGCCCCACCCATGCCTCCATCAGCGCGCGGCGGCAGCGGCGTTCGGCTTCCTCGGGCGGCACCGCCATCGGGAAGCTTTCCGAGGCGATCCGCGTGGTGTCCACGGTGATGCGCCAGGCCTCGACGAGGGCCGCGTCGTAATCCTCGTCGGCGCGGGCGACCTGCCATTTCAGCGCCTGAGGCAGTTCGGTCTCCTGGCCGCGCGTCAGTTCCAGCACGTCGCCCTCGCGGGCCGCGACCAGATCGTCGGTCGCCAGGGTGGCGACGGACGCCCGGCCGCGCATGATGAAGCGGATCACGCCCTCGGTCTCGACGGCGTCGAAGCCGAAGTGGCGCGACAGCGTCGTGATCGAGGCGCGCGGGCTTTCCAGCGCGGTGATGGCGTAACCTTCAACCGCACCCCAGAGGCCGGTGACGTCGATGCTCGCCTCGGGTAGCCCGGCGCGCAGGCAGAGGTGCCGCACGAGGGCCGCCAGCGACACCGCGCCCAGCCGACCCGTCAGCCAGTGTCCGAGCCGCCAGTTCGCCCCGTCCGTCCAGACGTCGGTCAGTGCGGGAAAGAACGGATAGGGTCGCGCGTCCCAGGTCCAGGCGGCGCATTCAGACACATGCACCATGCGGCCGCCGTAGACCGAGGACAGCGGGTTGTTCGCCGGTGCGCCCCACCAGAGATAGGTCGCCTCGAGATAGGCGCGCTGGATGGCGTCATCGCGCCAGCCCCGCGAGAAGTGCGGCGTGAAGCTTTCGGACGACTTCGGGTCGAAGAAGACGTTGGGCTGGTTGGTGCCCCGATCGATGGCGGGGCATCCGAGCTCGGTGAACCAGATCGGCTTGGACTCCGGCTCCCACGCCGTCGGTGTGCCGCTCTCCACCCCACCGGGGCGATTATAGTGCGGGTTCGACCACCAGGCGCGCAGATCCTTGTAGCGGAAGACCCACGGCTTGGCCGCCGCGCCGTCGGTGATCGGGGTGCGGACCTGCGCGGTGCGATCCGCCGCGCTGGCGTAGAACCAGTCGAAGCCTTCGCCGCCGACGATGTTCGCCTGCAGGTAGGCCCGGTCGTAGATCGCGGGCCAGCCCTCGGCCGCGTCCGCATGCTCGAAGCCGTCGCGCCAGTCCGAGAGCGGCATGTAGTTGTCGATGCCAATGAGGTCGATCTCCGGATCGGCCCAGAGCGGGTCGAGATGGAAGAACACGTCGCCCGAGCCGTCGCCCGGCTGGTGCCCGAAATACTCCGACCAGTCCGCAGCATAGCCGATCTTCGTCCCGGCCCCGAGGATCGAGCGCACATCCGCGAGCAGGTCCCGATAGGCCTGCACCGCCGGATAGGTGGACGCGCCCGAGCGGATCGTCGTCAGCCCCCGCATCTCCGTTCCGATCAGGAAGGCGTCGAGCCCGCCCGCCGCCGCGCAGAGATGGGCGTAGTGCAGCACCATACGGCGCAGGCCCCAGTCGCCGGGCGTGCCTGTCCACGAAACCGACTCTCCCGAGACGCTGAAGCTGGCGGGCGTGGCCGCGCCGAACAGCGCCGCGACTTGGCTTGCGGCTGTGGCTGTCTTGTCCACGGTTCCGGCGAAACCTGCTGCGGGAGAACAGCTGATCCGGCCCCGCCAGGGGAACGCAGGCTGGCCCGTCTCGGCCGCGTTGTCGGAATACGGGTTCGGCAGGCTGTTGCCGGGCGGCACGTCCATCAGGATGAACGGATAGAAGGTCACGCGCAGCCCGCGCGCCTTCATCTCCTGGATCGCCTGAACGACGGCGAAGTCCGACGGCGTGCCGCCGTAGACCGGGCGATCCTGATCGTCACGGCTGACGAGGAAGGCGTTGGCGCGGCTCACGCCATTCACCGACCAGCTGGCGGGCGTGGTCGATTTGGCCGACACTTCGACGCCCGGCCGGACCCTGCAGGAGCCTGCCCGCAGGTCGTCGCCGAACCACGCCACCACGAGGCTGACGCTCTCGACCGCCGGGGCCATCGCCTGCAGCCGGTCGAGGGACTCCACCATGTCGGTGGAGTCGGCCAGCGCGTTCAGGTTCTCGGGTACCGTCGCGCCGCCATCGGTCTTGCGGATCGCCTGCGTCGCATAGGTGAACTCGCCGGAGGCCGGGATCATGGTGACGGCGCGGGTCAGCCCCTCGGCGGTGTCGGGATCGGCGAGCGGGCGGAACACCTCGAAAGAGAGCTGCGGCAGGCGGTTGCCGTAGGTCGAGAGGGCCAGCTCCTCGAAGACCACATAGGCGGTGCCGCGATAGGCGGGCGTGCTGACGGCACCCATCCTCGCGGCGATGAACGGATCGGCGGTCTGCGTCTCGTCGCCCGGATACCAGCGCCAAGTGACGCCGGAGAGGTCCATCGGCTTGCCGTCGGCCCAGATGCGGCCGATCCCGGTGATCGGGCCCTCGCACAAGGCGACGGCGAAGCTGGCGTAGTAGAGATACTCGGTGGTCTTGACCTTGCCGCCCCCGCCGCCCTTGCCGCCGCCCTGCGTGGTGGTCTTGGTCTCCTCGCGGAAATCTGTTGCCCAGATGATGTTGCCGCCCATCCGCATCCGGCCGTAGAGCCGCGGGATGACCGCGCCCTCGGTGGCCGAGGTTATGCGCAGCGTGTCGAGACGCGCGCCCTCGATGCGCTGGGGGGGCGCCAGCGACGAGATGATCCAGCTGTCGACCACAGAGCCGATGCTGGAGCCGATGAAGCCGCCGATAGTCGCGGCGCTGACGCCGAGGATCGCGCCGCCGATGCTGCCGCCAATGGCGGCGCCGGCCGCGCCGAGGACAAGGGTTGCCATGTCGAGGTCTCAGCGTTGCGGGAACAGGAAAGCGAAGGCGATGCGCCGCAGCCAGGATGGGGCGAGCGGTTCCTCGATCACGCCGAGCCGCTCATAGGCGTGGAGGAAGCTGTCGGGCGCGGTCAGGATCCCGACATGCTTGGCGATGGCGCGGGGCTTCATGCGGAAGAGCACCAGTGCGCCGGGTCCGGCCGTCTCCGGTTCCACTTCGGTCATCATGCGCCGTGCGCCCTCGGCCAGCACCTCGCGCGGGCCGGTCTCGCCCCAATCCCGGCTGTACGGCGGGATCGGGAACGGCTCGGGGCCCACCACCTCGCGCCAGACGCCCCGGGCCAGCCCTAGGCAGTCGCAGCCAACGCCGCGCAGGCTGGCCTGGTCGTGGTACGGCGTGCCGAGCCAGGACCGCGCGATGGCGATGACGCGCGCTGGGTCGGTCAATGCGAGGGGTTGCGTCACAGCACTCCTCCCTCGTGCCCGCCATCCTTGGTGGCGTAGCGCAGCACGGCGTCCTGGCCGGGGATGTGCGGGAAACCGCGAAAGTTGGCGGTGTTCGCGAACTTCGCGCCACAGGTTTCCATGCGCTTGTCGCAGCCGGCGCGGATGATGAAGGCATCTCCCTCGGCGATCGCGCGGACCGGGGCCTCGAGCAGCGTCAGGATCGCGACGCCATCCGTGACGTCGTGGCCCAGCACTTCCGCGCGACGCCCTGCATTCGCGCCGCTGGTCCATTCGATGGTCCCGAAGGTGAACCAGCCGGCCTCGAACCCGCCGAGGCCCGAGGCGGTGAAGGCCCTGTCGCGCAGAAGGTCGATCACGGCGCCGGTGCCCTTGAACGCCGGGTTCTCCAGATCGACACCGCAGCGCGCATCGCCGAGCGCCGCATCGCAGGTCGCCTGGAAAGTCCGCCCGACCGTCTGGCCCAGCACATGGGGCAGCGAGCGCACCTCTGCGACGAAGGCCAGCCGCCCGCGCCGGATCTGACCGATGGCCCCGCGCCGCATCAGCACGCGCTGGCCGGTGTCCGCCCAGTTCACCCGCCAGACCTCGACGGCCGCGTTGTCCCAGCGGCCGTCGAGGATGTCGGTCTCGGTGATCCGGTCTGAGGTCAGCACCCCCTCGGCATCCTGCGCATCGACCGCCAGGTCCGAGCCCGACCGCACCTCGGAGGCCGTCAGCCCGCTCTCGGGTTCAAAGTCCGTGCCATCGAAGATCAGCTTCCGGTCGTGGTCGGTGAAGCCGAAGGTGACGCCGTCGGCGCGCGTGATCCGCCAGCACCAGGCGAGCGTGGTCGTGCCCTCGTCGAGATGGGCCTGCAGGGCGGGATCGAGGGTCTTCATCGGCGCAGTTCCAGAAGCGGAATGGATGTGATCGAGCCGAGCCGTTCGAGATCGAGCGTCACGTCGAGCGCGTCGGTGTCGAAGCGGACCGGCACGTCGAATTCGAAGCCCGCGGTGATCGAGACGCCAGCGCCCGGCGCTGCGCTGAAGGTGACGACGCCGATCGTGGTGTCGACCGACCAGCCCGAGAGCTGCTCGACGCCCGCCAGCGCGATGCGCACGCTGCCCGCCACCGGCTTGGCGATGGCGCGCGACCATGATTCCGCCCCGGAGGCGTAGCGCTTCACCAGCTGGAAGGCCGTGGTCGTGCCGTCGCCGGCACCGATCGCCTGGTCGGTGGGCGATGGCGTGCCCGAAGGAACGCAGGACTTGTGGTCGCCCCAGTCCTTGAAACGGAAGCCATGCAGGCGCCCGTTGCGCGCCTCGAAGAAGGCGACGACGGCCGCCAGATCGTCCGCGCGGCGGATGCCGTAGGCGACGTCGTAGCGGCGGCGCGAGTTGGCCCAGCTGGCGTTGCGCTCCTCGTCGCCCGAGGCGAGCTCGACGATCTGGGTGCGCCGTTCCGGCCCGCCCCGCGCGCCCCGGCTGACGTTGTCGGGAAACCGGACCTCGTGGAACGCCATCACATGCCCCTCCGCCCGAGCGACACGGCGCGGGCGATGTCGGCAGCGACCTGTGTGCGGGACTGCCGGAAGCTCTCGGCGTCGCGGGCCATGATGGTGACGTTGATCCCGCCGCCCGCGCCGTAGCTCTGGGCCTCGCGACGCGACAGCACCCGCTCGCCCCGCTGCAGGATTGCGGGCACCTCGTCGTGGCGAAGTCCGGCCATGCCGCCTGAATGCATTCGCGGGGCAGCGGCGAAGGCCATGGCAGGTACCATCCGCGAAGGTCCGGCCGATCCGACCATCCCGCCCGCATGCAGGACGTTGGCGAAGATGCCGCCCGCGCCCGCGAAGACGCCCGAGAGCGCATTGGCGATCGGGCCGAGGATGAACCGCCGCGCCGCCAACTGGGCGAGATCGGCCAGCAGCGAGGTGACGAGATCGCGGAAGTCGAGCTTGCCGGTCTTCACGAAGTTGCCCACGGCCGTCTCGGCCGACTGGAAAGCCCCGACGAGGCTCTGGCCGATGTCACCGCCGATCTCACGCGCCTTGCTGGCGTAGTCCGACAGCGCGGCGGTCACCGCCTGCCAACCGGTGACGGCAGCTTCGGTCGCGGGCTCTGCTGCCGCAGCAGCAGCCCCGGCCGCCGCGCCTGCACCTGTCGCCGCGCGACCTGCATCGCCGAGTGCCGTCTCCAGCCGCTCGGCAGCACCCGTGGCCTCGGTCAGCGCATCGGCACTGGCCTCGTCGGTGCCGCGCACCGCATCGCGCAGCGCCCGCCAGCTTTCCAGAGGGGCGCGGGCGCCGTCCGCAAGATCGCGCGCGGCGCCTCGATAGAGGTTGGCGGACTCGAGGGCCCGGTTTGCCGCCTCGGTCAGACCGAGATCGGGCGCGGTCAGCGGATTGTCCTCGAAGGCCCGATCAAAGGCCGCCTGCGCCGCCGTGGTGGTGGCACTGGCCGCCCCCTCGAAGCGGTTCTCGATCTCGCCGAGGTCGAGGTCGGGCACCAGCGAGATGCGCCGCTCCGACCCGAGCGCTTCCAGCCCCTGGTTGATGCCGCCGATGAAGCCGTTGATGCGCGAGACCACGCCGTTCAGCATCGCCTCGACGCCATCGACCAGGCTGTTGGCCGCCTGGAACGCCAGATCGCCCATGGCGGCCGGCAGCAGGCCCCAGATCGCCTTGATCGCCTCGTAAGCTCCCTCGAAGGTGTGCGCCGCCGTGTTGCCGAAACCGACGACGCTCTCGATGGCGCTCTGCATGCCCGACGCGGCGTCGGCCTTCAGGTCGAAGAACATCGCCGTGGCGGCCGCGCCCGCGGCGGCGGCGCCCATCCTGATCCGCTCCCAGACCTCGACGGCGACATCCTTCAGGAGCGACATCGCCTCGCCGAAGCCGCCCGCGCCGGAGACGAGGCGGGTGAACTGGTAGACGAGCTCGCCCGCGCCGACGATCAGCGCGCCGATACCGGTGCGGATCAGCGCCCCACGCAGGACGACCAGCGCCGTGGCGAGACCACGGACGGAAAGAGCAGCAGCGGCCATGCCGGCGACCCAGCGTCCCGCGAGGAAGGCCGCGAAGGTGGCGGCATAGGTCGTCAGGCGGCCGATGTTTTCGAAGAGCCCGCGGATCGCGATGCCGAGCGGCCCGGTGCGGCTGGCCACCGCCGCCATGGCGTTGGCGACAGCTTCCAGTGCGGGGGCCGCGGCGACCGCCAGCTGGTTCGAGAGCCCGCGCCAGATCAGCCCGAGCCGGGAGATCGCGTCGTTGGTCCGCTCGATCTGGTCGGCATCCTGCTCGGAGACGACGACCCCGAAGGCAAGCACGTCCTCGGTCGCCTGGCGCAGCGTCGCGGTGTCGATCCGCGACATGGCGATCGAGCCTTCCTCGCCGAAGAGCTGGCCCGCTACTGCAGCGCGCTCGGCGGCAGGCACGAAGCTCTCGATGGCGGCGTTGATCGCACCCACACGCTGGTCCAGCGGCAGCGCGATCAGCTCGTTGGCAGAGAGCCCCAGCCGATCGAGCGCGTCGGCAGCCGGGCCAGTCCCGGCGGCCGCCTGGCTGAGACGGCGCGTCAAATCCTTGGTGGCCTGCTCGATGCCGGACATCGACACGCCTGCCAGCTCGCCCGCACGCTCGAGCGTCTGGATCGAGGCGACGGTGGTCCCGAGGGACTGCGCGAGCTTGGCCTGCGCATCGACCGTCTGCAGCCCGGAGCGGATCATCGCCACGCCAGCGGCGGCAGCGGCTGCCACGGCAGCAGCGGCAGCCACAGCGACACGGCGAGAAAACGCCGCCAGCCGGGCGTTCGCCGCCTCCATCTCGCGGCTGAGACGGCCGAAGCCGCGGGCGCCGGCCTCGCCCACGCCTTCCAGTTCGGCGCGCACCTGTCGCCCGCCGACTGCGGCGAGGCGAACGCTGACGCGTTTTTCAGCCATTAAGGCGTTCCATCTGTTCGTTGAGTTTGGCGACCATCACCGCTTCGATGACGGGCAGAAGTTCGGCCATGGCGAGGGGCGGCACGCCGAGCGCGTTCCCGAGCGCGAGCGCTGCGGTCAGATCCCAGCCGATCACTGCGCCGGGAAGCACACGGAGCTGCCCCCCGAGGCGGCCGACCAGGTCCCAGACCTGCCAACCCTCCGGAGTTTCCGGACGGTTCAGCCGCGCCGGGCAGTCCGGGCAGATTTGCGTGCAGGCGTCGCAGTATCGCTCGCCCCCGCCGAAGGACCATTCGGCGAGAGCGCGGAGGCGTTTTTTTCCTGTTCCAGCAGCAGCCCCTTCGAGACGTAGGTCAGCTGGAACGCCTCGAAGATCGGCCAGACGTCGAGCAGCGCGTCGATGGCCTCTGGGCTCGGGTCGATGGCGTTGCCGTCGGCGTCGCCGATGCCCTCCCAGGCGAGCACCGCCCGCCGCGCGAGAGCCTTGGCGAAGGCGACCGCGCGCTCCTCGTCGGACGCCTCCTCGGGCACCGCCTCGACGGCCTGATCGCTGCGTGTCGCCACCATCAGCGCGGTGGTCAGCGGGCGCAGCTGCACCCGGACACCGGGGGCGAGATCATGCCAGCGAGGCGCGTTCGTCAGGTCGAGCGTCAGCATTCTCAGTACACCTCGATGTCGTTGATCAGGGTTGCGGTACACATCCGGCCGACGACGCTGTCGCGCGCCGCCTGCCAGTCGAAGGTCGCCTGCACCCCCTGCGGCCCGGAAATCTCGATCCGCGGGCGCGGCAGGTAGACGGCGTGCACGGTGAAGGTGAAGCTCTCGCCGGACGGCAGGACGTAGGCGAATTCCATCTCGCAGGCCTCGCCGTTGATCGCCTGCGTCACCAGCGTCTGGTCGGCGAAGCGGACCTCGATCCGGCCGGTAAGCGCGGCGATGGACGGGTCCGCGCCGTCGATGCGGCCGTCGGAGCGGATGGTCTCGATGCGGTCGAGGTTGTTGGCATAGGTGATCTCGGCGGAGACGACGTTGCCGAGCGCGCTCCCGTTTCGCGTGATCGATCCGTTGAAATGGCCGAAGCGCTTCAGCTCGAGCGCGGCGGGCGTTCCGGCGCTGGTGGTCGTGCCCACCGTCTCGCCCTGTGCCACCAGCCGCGCCGTTGCCGTCAGCAGGCCCGATCGCTGCATCTGCCAGGTGATCTGGTCGAGGACGCATCCCGAGTACATCGCATAGCGCGGCACCTCCGGCATGCCGGTCTCGATCGACATGCTGGGCAGCGTCCATGACCCCGACTGGAACTCGTGGGTGTACGGCGCCTCCGCGCCCGTGGTCGTGGGTGTTCCGAATGCCGCCTTCAACCAGAAGCCGAAGGCCTCTGCGTCGAGCGGCACGACGACGTCGCCATCGGCCGTCACCGCGTCCTTGATCGGCGCCAGTGGATCGCGGCCGTAACCGAGCAGCTCGGAGTTGAGGAGCGGCTGCTCCGCACCGAGCGAGGTGCTGGCGAAGGGCATGCGGGTGAAGCTGCTCGCGGGCGGCGTTCCATAGGTCGTCTCGAACGCAAGCGCCATCAGCGCCCGCGCCCCCTGGGCTCGTGCCATGGTGTTCTCCTCGGGTTGTCGGGATCAGCTGAGCGGATCGGCCGTGGAATAGTGCAGCACGACCGGGATGACAGCGGCCTTCAGGCTGGCCGCGCCCTCGACCGGCAGATCAACCGGGCGCGGCGCTTCCGCCGCGACCCAGTCGCAAAGCCCACCGAGCGTGCGGTCGGCGGCGAGTGCTGCGCCGAGGCTGGCGCAGAGCGTGTCGAAGGTGGCGTCACGGTCAGCGCCCTGAACGACAGCCTCGATCTCAGCGCGGTGCTGGTAGTGGTAGGCCAGTGGCGACAGCGTCACCTCGGGCTCCCCCGGCTCGCCGTCACGCAGGATCAGTAGGCCACCGGCCTGAACGCGCTCGGGCAGCACCTCGCCGCGCAGGGCGGTCGCGGGCAGCGCTGAGAGCCGCGCGTGCAGCGCGGCGAGGATGGTTTCGCGTGGGGTGGGCATCCCGATCCGTCCTCGGCAGTCATTGCGCACGCGGTTCTGTTCTAGCGCCGGGCAAAAAGTGACGATACGGTCACGGCATGTGCAATGCCGTAGCCAGATTTTGTAGTCGAGGTCGTAGATGACGGCCTACACTGACTTCAGAAATTCCATTGCTTCGGCGAATAGCCTCACGGAGATGTACAAGGAGCTTCGCAGAAGTCGCGGTCTTGGGCAGCGCGGCCGTCTGACGGCAGAGAATGAGGATCTGCTTTGGCTGCCTCGGTCCGCGATAGTTATCTCGATCTCAGCTCTTGATGCTTATGTGCATGCGGTTCTGTATGAACGCATCCCGACCGTGATCAGTACAGGAACCCTGCCTGATCCATTGGCTAAAGCGCTGTCCTCCATTATGCCGATCAAGGACGCGAATACTTTCCGTGATGCACTGCCGATTATAACTTCTGCAGTACCCCAAGGAGAACTCGCCACAAGGCTTCGCACAAAGACGCTGGAGTTTTTGTCCTATCAGGCACCCGAAAAAATCCAGGGGGCTTATGAAATGATCGGACACGATAGTGTATTCGCATCTGTCTCGGCGCTTTGGCCCGGACCCAACAGTACCGAAGATGATCTAAAACGCATTCTCGCGAATTACGTGAAGCGGAGAAACCAGATCGCACATGAGGGAGACCGAGAGGCAAACGGCACCGTGCGCCACATCCAGCCCCAGTATGCTGACAAGGTTGCGAGCTTCGTCCAGAACCTTGTCAACAGGCTCAATCGCATTGTCTATCCGAATGAAGTCATCGAGGAAGCCTGACCGTTTTGGAGATGCGATCATGGGAGTTGGAACTTCGGCTGCAACAAGCTGGCTATCACCTCGTTTCTAACCATTTCGCCACGATCAGCCCCGGCACGCTGTCCAGCGCCCGGTTCGCATCCCGCGCGAGGTCCAGCCGCTTCGGCAGCTTGACCTGCGGCACAAGCAGGAAGATCGGCGCGGTGACCTTGCCGCGCCCGGTCTTCGAGCGTGACACGACCGCCTGACCCTTCGTGTTCAGCCGTCCCTCCGCTACCAGCAGGCTGGGGCCCATCCGGCGATAGACGAAGCGCAGGCGCAGACCGCGTCGCCGTTCCCATTCACCGGGCGTGATCCTGCCACCGCGGAGGGACTTGCCGGCGGCGGGTAGCGGGATCGCCAGCCAGAACCCGTCTTTGGAGCGGATCAGCGGCCCCGAGTCATGCGCGCCGACGATCACCGGAGCCTTCGACCAGACCAGCGCCGCGGCATCGAGGCTTTCGCCCGACCTCGGGAAGTTCTGGCTCCGGATCGAGTTGGCCAGCCGGGGGCCGAGCCCCGCGCCGGTGATCTGCAACCGCCAGGCCGACTTCAGCCCGGTCCCGGCCTCGCGCATCGCGGCGGTGACGGCGCGTTCGCCCGCCGCGACCTCGGCCGCCATCATCGCGACGATGTCGGGATCGATGTCGAGCTTCAGCTTCATCGCGGTCACGCTGGGCGCAGATCGACGGTCCAGACCAGCCTCTCGCGGTCGCGAACGGGCTCGCCCTGGATGAGGAAGGCGTCGCCGTCGATCTCGATCCTGTCGCCGGGGCGCGGGCTCGCCACCTCGGCCACGCGCAGGTCGATCCGGGTGGTCTCGGACCAGAGCCGCGCATCGCCGAAGTCGGTGACCGCGTCGGCGCGCCGGGGGACGACGCGCACCAGAACGGGCGCGCCGCCGGCGGCGACGTAGACTGCGTCCCGGCCGATGTTCGGATCGGCGAAGAGCGCGCTGAGCGCGGCGGCGAAGGCGTTCATCAGAAGGCCGCGTTTAGGCGAACCCGGCCGATGGTGTCGCCCGCGCCGCTGGCCACCGCCTCGACGGCTGCGCCGATGAGGGTGTTGTCGGTGGCGACCGTGGTGCAGCGCTTGTTGGTGTCGTCCCAATAGACCTTGGCGCCGACGGTCCAGGCCTGAGAGCCGACCTTGGTGATGTCGAAGACGCCGACGAGCGCGGTCTCGACGGGCTCGCCGCTGCCAGCGTCTCCGGCGGCGATGCCGAAGATGGCGCCGACGAGCAGGCCATCGCCCGAGGCGACGGCATAAGGCGCGGTCAGGGTTATGGTGTTGCCGGGCTGGACGTAGTTCTTCATCGCGAGGGTCCTTTCGGAAAAGCGAAGGGCGGCCCGTGAGGACCGCCCGCATGTCAGGGTTCATCATGGGGCGCGGGTTATGCGCCCGGGTTCTTGTAGAGGCCGCGCCAGTCGATGGCCTTGGCGCCGAAGTCGAGGCGGCACTTGATCTCGACGCCGTCGACGTCGAAGCCGTTGCGGGTCTCGATGTAGGCGCCCTGCTGACCCTCGAGATAGGCGTACTCGATGGTGTCGATCTGGTTCGGGCTGGCCGCCAGATACCAGGCGGTCTCGCTCGCGGCGTCGAGGCGCGGCTCGCTGATTGGCGCGAGCGTGCGGATCGACTGCGGCACGACGCTGGACGTCGCGGCGGGCACGAGGTTCTGGGCGACCAGCTGCTCGGCCTTCAGCTCCAGCGAGGCGGGGACGATCAGGAAGGCGGGGCGGACGTTCAACACCGTCTTCTTGTCGAGGCCGGTCTGCTTGGCCATCGCGGCGCGCGCCGCGCCCACCGCATCCACCGCCAGCGCCGCGCCGGTGCCCGCGAGGTTCTTGTGGGTAGTGTGGAACAGCGCGTTGCCGTCGGCCATCGCCGGGTTGGCGGTGATGATCCCCCAGACGACGTCCGACTCCAGCTGGGCGATGGAGTTGCCGTACATCGCGGGGATGCGCGTGAAGGCGTCGAGATCGTCGTTGATCAGGGTCTGGCGCGTGATCGCGACCACCCGGCCATAGGTCTTGACCCTGTAGCTCTCCTTGCTCTCGCCCAGCGTCCCGCGCTTGAACTCCCCGCTCTCGCCGACTTCCAGCAGCTGCGGGGCTTCGCCGAGCTGCACCCGGTGCATCGCCTTGAAGTCTGTGGCCAGCACCTGGCGGCAGAACAGCATGAAGGTGCGGGGATAGGCCTCGTAGGCCTGTCGCAGGGTCTTGTTGGTGACCGCCGACAGGATCTCGGGGAAGTCGGAGGTCGAATGCAGCGCCCGCGTCGCCACCTCGTCGCGCGACAGGCCCCGCGTGTTGACCCCGGCATTGCCGAGGCTTTCGCGGGCGAGCTCCAGCAGCGTCATGCCGCGATACTGGCGGGCGGCATCCTCCAGCTGGAACAGCGTCGGGCTGTAGCGGTGCAGCAGTGCGTTCGCCACCGCGTCGCGGCGGGTGATGCGTTCGTCTCGGCCGCCGAGGGGGACGGAGACATGCGGGAAGGTCCGGGTCTCGTCGGATTTCGCCGCGACCTGATCGAGGATCAGGCGGCGGGACTCGTCGACGCTGACGCCGCGCTTGACCAGATCTTCGGCGAAGCCGCGCTCGAGGTTCAGCCGCCCTGCCAGATCGTAAATGGTGGACACGCGGTCGCGCTCGGCCTCGCGGGCGCGGGTGGCGACAGCCTCGGTGTCGGGCGCGGGAGTTGCCTGCGTCTTCAGCTGGCTGCGCGTCTCGCTGGCGGCGACCTTCGGGTCGGGCGCAACCGGTTTCGGCTCGGTCATGGTGGTGTCCTCGGTTTCGACCGGCTGGGTCGGCTGGGTGGTGGCGGGGGTTGCGGCGTCGCTCGCCGGGGTTTCGGTCTTGTCCGTCATCGGGATCGGTCCTTTCGTGGTGGAAGGGGCGTCCCGGCGGTGGAGGACGCAGTCGTGAAGGGGATGCTGGGCGCGGAAGCCCGCTGCCGGGTCGGCGCCGACCGCGACGGCGGAGACCTCGAAGGGCGTCCAGTCGACGGCGCGCCAGAGTTCGCGGGCGGCCTCGGGCTTCGAGACCTCGAAGCGGTGGACCTGATACCCGATGGAGACCGCGCGGATGTGCCCGGCCTGGATGTCGCGCCAGATCGGCTCGACGTCGGCGCGTTCGCTGATCCGCACCAAGGCGATGCCGCGCCCGTTCTCGATCCGGGCCGAGCCCGGCACGACCGAGCCGATCACCGCGTCGAGCGTGTCGAGCTCGTGCACCTTCAGGAAGGGAGCGCCCGCGTTCAGCCGGTCGAGGCGGACATGGGCCGGGTCGAGGCTCAGTTCCTCGTCGTATGGCTCGCCGAAGAAGGTCGCGCGGCGGACGCGCGCGCCCGCCGACCAGACCACCTCGACGGTGCGGCTGTCGGCGTCGGCCGTGTTCGGCGCAAGTTCCGCCGACCGGCGCATGGCCGGCAGTTCGATCATCGTGTCCATGAAGCTCAGTCCTGTTGATCGGCCTGCGCCGGGTCGTTGTCCGCGTCGGCGGTTGGGTCGTCAGTCGCCGGATCGCTCGCCTGCGCGCTTCCGGTCTTGGTGACGCGGCGCGGGTCGCTGTCGAGCACCAGCCCGAGCGCGTCGAGCTTCGCGTTGGTCGCGGCGATCTCGGCCAGCACCGCATCGGGGTTGCGACCCTGCCGGGCGATCACCTCGGCCAGCGTCATGGTGCCCGAACGGATCGACAGCAGGTTCGCCATCGCGTCCTTCTGCGGATCGACCGCCTCGAACTTCGGCGGCGACCACTCGACCGGCACGGTCGGCGACGGGATCTGTCCTGCTGCCCACGCGGCTTCGGTGAACCAGCGCCACACCGGCGCGCAGAACATCGGGATGAACAGCTGCCATTGGACGGCGTCGATCTGGCGGCGGAACTCGACGAGCCCCGCGCGGATCGAGGAATAGTTGACCTGGGAGAGGTCCCCGGTCAGCAATTCATACGGCACGCGGAACCCGGCCGAGATGGTGTGCAGGCTCGCCCGCTTGTATTCGCCGTAGCCGCCGGTGGCCGACGGCTGGTTGAACCGGATGTCCTTGCCGCCGCGGGCATAGGCGATCAGGCCCGGCTCGAACTGCTCGACCCGGTTGCCGTCGGCATCGACCACGGAGGGCGCAATGCCCTGCTGCGCTTCGTCGTCGCCGAAGACGATGGCGGTGACGCAGGCCTCGGTCTTCTTGCGGACCAGTTCGGCCACCTCGTAATCGTCCAGATCACGCAGGTAGCGGATCACCGGCGCGCCCCAGGGGACGCCGCGCGCCTGCGTGCGCTGCTTCTCGTAGACATGAGCGATCTCGGTCGCCGGCACCGGCCGGCTCTGCAACCCGTTGTGCAAGGCGCCATAGGCGTCGCCGGGGTGCTCGGCATGGAGCCAGTAGGCTCGACGCTTGCCGACCGGGTCGAACTCGATCCCCTGAACCAGCCGCCCCGCGCCGAGGGCGCCGGATTTCGTGGCGTCGAGGAAGTCGGCCTCCAGCACCTGCAGCTGCAGCGGCACAGGCAGTCCATCCGCTGTGCGGCGCAGCCTTCGACGGACCAGAACCTCGCCCGCCTCGACCATCTCGCGGCAGATCAGCGTCTGCAGCCCGTAGAAATCAAGCTGGCCGTCGGCATCGCAGTCCGCTGTCCAGCGCTCGAACAGGGCATCGACCTTCCGATCGAGCTTGTCGTCGCCGCTCGCGGCGCGCGGCATGATGCCCGCGCCGATGATGTTGTTGACCAGCACCGCCACGGCCTTCGCCGCATGCGGGTTGTTGCGCACCAGATCGCGCATGCGGTCGCGCAAAAGCGCCCCAGCGACGCCGATCTCGGTGTCGGCCGAGGATCCCGGCGCACGCCAGCCTTCGGTGCGCCGCCCGCGCGCGGCCCCGTCATAGCCCCGCGTCAGGGTCTCGAAGGCCTGGCGCGCCATGACGCGGCGGGCGGCAATGCGCGGCGCCACCGATGCGATGGCGTGATCGAACCAGGTCGCCGACATCAGCGGTCCCCGCGGCTGAAGCCCGCGAGCCCGGCCACGGGCAGCGGCCGTGTGTTGCCCGCGATGGCCCGCTCGATGGTCCGGATGCGGGCCAGCAGATCCTCGGCCGAGCCGTAGTCCACCGACTTGCCGTCATAGCTGACCCGGGTCGTGCCGCTGGCATAGGCGCGGCGCAGCGCCGAGAGCTCGGTTTCCGTCCATTCGGTCATGTTCAAAACCATCCTCCGCGCCGCCCGAGCCAGTCGGAGCGGCGCTTGCCCTGCGGGGCCTGTCCCGGCCGGTTGATCTGCCCGGCGGGATCGCTGTCGGCGGGGGCTGCCCCGAGCTGATCCTCGAGGTCGCGCCATTTCTCGTCGGGCCAGCGGTCCGCGCCCGCGATCCAGGCGGCGGCGCGGGCATAGACCCGGCAATCCAGCGCCTCGTTGCGTTCGCGCAGCTTCTGCCATTCCAGCCGGGCGAAGCCGCGCTTCGTGCGCACCGTCACCAGTTGTTCGGCCACGAACTGCTTCAGCCATTCGTTCTCGACCCAGTGGGGCAGATGCACCGACCCGGGCGGGAACGCCGCCCCGTCGGCCATCTCCTCCTCGGTCGGGCGCTCCAGCCGCAGGAAGCGGTAGGTCTCGGCCTTGAAGGTCGACACGGCGACCGTCCAGAGCCGCGCCCCGCGCCGCAGGCGTTTCCCGCCCTCGGTCGCGTCGACGAAGGTCGGCCCCGACACCGGGCTCGAGCGGTTGAACCCCTCGACGCCCTTCACCGGCGACACCTGCGCGAAGCCTTGCGCCCGCGACCAGGAATAGACCGCCGGGGCCTCGTAGCCGGTGTCGATGGCAAGCCGCGCGATGCGAAGAAGCAACTCGACCCGCTGTGGGACGAACTCTTCCCTGCCGAGCAGGCGCGCATCGTGGCGTTGCTGGTCGAGCGCGTCGATATGGGCACGGACGGGCTCAACGTGCGCCTGCGCGTCGACGGGCTCAGCGGTCTGGCCCGCGAGATGCTGGCCGGCGACATCGGAGAAGCTGCATGACCCGCGGGGCTCCGATCCCGGAGACGGTAACGCTCCACGTTCCATTCAGGATCGTGAAGCGTGGCGGGCGGAAGGAGATGCAGATGCCCGAGGGCACCACGCAACCGCTGCGGACGGACAACACGCTGCTCAAGGCGCTTGCCCGCGCCTTCCGCTGGAAGAAGATGCTTGAGTCAAGCGAGTTCGCAACCATCACCGAGCTCGCCGAGCGCGAGGGGATTGCGCCCTCATACATGACCCGCGTCCTGCGACTGACACTGCTCTCTCCCGACATCGTTGAGGCGATCCTCGACGGGAGGCAGGGGCCGGAGGTGACGCTGGCGCGCGTGCTGGAGGCGTTTCCGATAGAGTGGGACGACCAGTTACCTTCTCTTCGCTGTGGCCGCATGACGTGA